TAGCTAAAACCAGAATGATTGATGTTGAATATGAAAAAAACATGGCAGAAATGGCAAAGAATGAGATTAATTTCACTAGAAAAGCTGCACTAGAAAATGCAGTTATTTTACACGGATTGAATTATTTTGCTGGTCCGAAAGTTCCAAGAAATATACACAAAGAATCTAGTAAAAGGAGAAAAGAACTAAACGAAGCTAATCAGGAAAAAATCAGTAAGTCAATGAACAGGAAAAGGAGAAAGTAATGGCAAAAAAGAAAAGTAACAAAAGAAAAAGTATGGGTGCTGGTACACGTTCAGCAGCACAAGCAGCAAAAACAGGAATTGTTTATTTAAATGTTCCTAAAGGAATTAAACTTTTTAAAGAAGAAGCAAACAAAAGATATAATCTTGATATTGTTCCTTCATATGTTAAGAATCCAAAAAACCATCCTGATGCACAGTACATTGATGACATATGGTGGAGAAGACCATTTCTAATTCATAAGAACATTGGCCCCGATAAAAAAGATATTATTTGTCCAAGATCAATTGGTAAAAAATGTCGTATTTGTGAAGATAGAAAAAAACTATATGAAGATCCTAACGGTGATGAGGATATTGCCAAATTACTTAAAGCAAAAGATAGGGTACTTTATTATGTAGTCCCAAAGAAAAGTAAAGATTATTCTGAAGAACCGCATTTATGGGAAATTTCATATCATAATTTTGGTAAGTGCTTAGATAAAGAACTTGAATATGAAGAAGATTGTGCTGGATTTGCTGATCTTGATGGTGGGCACACACTTAAGGCAAGATTTGATGAGGTAAAAATAGGGAAATTCCCTTTCCCCCAATGTGACAGAATAGATTTTAAACCACGTGATGGTTATGATGAGGATATTCTTGAAGATTTGCCTGATCTTGAAACATGTTTAGTTGTTCTTACTGATAAAGAAATTGCTAAAATTTACGGCGGTATTGATGATGTGTCTGGTTATGATGATGACAAGGACACTGATAAAGATGATAAGGACGAAGAAGAGGAAGAAGAGGAAGAAATAGAAGACGAAGAAATTGATGAGGAAGAAGAAGTTGAACTGTCTGATATGTCCAAAAAAGAACTACTTGAATATGCTGATAATGAAGACATTGAATTAACCAAAAAAGAAAGAAAACTTCCTAAAAAGAAACTTCTTGAAACCATTGAAGGGCACCTTGAAGAAGAAGAAGAAGAAGAAGAAGAAGAAGAAGATATTGACATTGATGATGTTGAAGATGGTGATTTGCTTGAATTTGCAGAAGAAAAGGACATAGAACTTACCAAAAAGGAAAAGAAATTAAAAGGTAAAAAACTAAGAAAATTGATTGAAAAAGTCCTTGAGAAAGAAGAGGAAGAAGAGGAAGAAGAGGAAGAAGAAGAACCAGTAAAAAAAGGTAAAGGCAAGTCTAAGGACAAGTCTAAGTCTAAAAACAAATGCCCCCATAAACATAAATTCGGTGATGACAATGGTGAATATGATGAATGTACCGATTGTGATGTTTATGATGATTGTCTAGATGCTCTTGAATAATATTTGATTTAACAGATTGCTGCTAAGTTAGTGGCTGAATGGCGGGTTGTGTAAGTTCTTCGCCAAGACGATTAATAAATAAACTTACTAAAGATTAAAGGAGAATAACATGGCATTTGGACCTAAAGAACCAATTAAACAGAAGATAATAGCAACGGTTGTTGATCCACAACTACACAACCGTTTGAAGATGTATGCTTTATATAAAGACACAACAATGTCCGGTGTAATTTTAAAATTAATTAAATCCCATATAAAAACAAAACCATCAGAAAAACGACTTGTAACCTTATTGGCAGAAATCGCGTATAAAGAATGGGACAATCTTTGTATACTGAACGCAAAAGATAAAAAATGGCAAAGTATCAATATCCCAAAAAGGTGGGATGAGTGGGTAAACAATACTAAAGTGTCTTTACTAAAAAAAGAAATAAATGAAGATGCAACAAGATTAATTATTCTTGAACTTGAACAAATGGAGATTAATAGATAATGCAAAGGAAAAAAGTCAAAATCAAACCATCCACTAAGTTATCTACACAAATAAAGAAACACATTAAAAATGGCAAAACAGAAGAAACAAAAGGATTGTGGACACCACCTGTTGGTTCCGATAGTTTTATTTTAAGTACAGGCAGTACACTTGTTGATCTTGCTATATCAGGTAGAAGATTTACTGGTGGTGGTATTCCAATGGGCATCTTTTGTGAGATATTCGGGGCTTCAGCAAGAGGAAAAACTGTTATGATGCTCGAAATGGCAGGAATAGTCCAAAGAATGGAAGGGGATTATTTATTCATTGATCCTGAAGCAAGGGTAAATAAGGAATTTGCTAAAATATTCGGGTTTAACATGAGTAGTGGTAAGTATAAAAAACCTAATACAGTTGAGGAGGCTTTTGATTATGTGCGTAAGTGGGAACCAAAAGGAAAAGGGCCACATACTGTTTTTATGGACTCCCTTGCAGCGTTTGAGTCTAAAGAAGAAAGTCAAGATAAAGGTGATGAGTATTCCGGTGCAAGAAAGGCAAAAGAATTCTCACAAGAACTTAGAAAGATAACAAGGGTTATTGAAGAAAGAAATTATCTAATCTTAGCCACCAATCAGATACGACAAAACTTAGGGGCAGGAATGTATGCTAAGAAAACAAAATCAACAGGTGGGGAGGCTCCTAAGTTTTATTCATCACTTAGATTAGAACTTAAAAAGCCATCAAGAGATGGTGAAATTAAAATGGAAAAAACAATCAGGGGTGTTGTCCATAAAAGGGTAACAGGGGTTCAGACTGATGTGTTTATTGAAAAATCAACTGTGTCTACACCTCATCAAATAGGTTTAATGAGAATATTGTTTGATTATGGGGTTGATGATATTGTTCCTAATTTAATGTTCTTAAAAAAGAATACTAAAGGAACTGGATTTACAGTAGGTGGTGTTGATTTAGGTAGCAATGTGAATAAAGCTGTTGAATACATTGAACATGATAAGCCAAGAACCAGAAGAATAAGAATAGAAGAACTTAAAGAAGAAGTTATTGATGTTTGGACTGAAATACAAAAGGAACTAACCCCCGATAGAAAAAGGAAACAAAGATGAAAAAAGAAGACGCAAATTTGGTTTTGAGCGCTGCCTCAAGAAGAATAAAGGATCTTGAATCAGGCAATATGCCCCCCACAAAATACACCTTTACTAAAAATTTAGGTCGAGAGTTTAACGACAAAATACCTGTCGAGATATCGCCAAGTGACTTAGAAAGATTCTACCAAACGTACAAAGCGAAAGCAGAAACATGCAGAGATTATGATACCCAAAAAACGTATCATAAAATTGTTGATTTTCTAAGTCATCATTTATCCGAATACCATTCTGAAAGGAAAATATTTGATGCAACTAAATAATTTAATAAATTTAATAAGGTAATTATGAGAAAAAGCATGGGCAGAAAGAAGTCATTTACATTGCCAGGGGATGGACTATTAAAACAAATAAAATATGAACTGCCTGTTGTTGATGGTGTTTATGCTTGTTATTTTAAACCAGACAATCCAAGTGCCTGGAGTAATACCTTTCCTTGTGCTGATATGAAAATGATATCATTTAGTAACGGTAAATTCTTCGGCAATGTTCACGTTTTAGCATATATAGGCCCCTTACCTGTTCTTAGTTTAGATGAATTACATGATAATGAGGAATGTATTAATCGAGTATTTTGCATAGGGACTTTAAAGGGGTTTGCAAAATATTCATTTACTCATGGCCCTTTTTCTCAATATATGTTGGCTTATTTAGAAGAAGGCAAAAAGGGGGAATTTATATGTGAAATGAATACTCACAAATCAGAACCAAACCCTATATCAAAGTATAATACAGATAAAGAAAAGTGGGTAAAGATTAAAAAAGAAAACATCAGTAAATACATCAAAGCAATCCAAAGATTTAAAAAATGATTAGAAGAAAACCCCTTATTCAACTTACTCAGAAAGAAACTTCTGAATTAAGAATAAAGTATTATAAAAAACAAAAAAAGAAATGTGCTGTTTTAGGTAAAATAATTCCTTTTGATAAGTGTGTTATGGACCATAAACATATGACTAAGGTCGAAGTAAAAGAAAAGAAATATGGAATTGATGGCAAAGGACTTTGTAGGGGTGTTTTGCACAATCAAGTTAATAGTTTTGAGGGCAAGGTGCTTAAGCAATACAAGAAGCAAGGATTAATGGGAATGATACCGTTGTCTGTGTTATTAAGGAGATTAGCCCATTACCTTGACAATCCCACAATCCCACAACAGTATATTCATTATACCCATAAGCCTAACGTCAGGACATTTGGCAAACGGGAATACAACAAAATACTTAAATATTATTTTAAGATACACCCAAAGGCTAAGAAGATACCTAATTTCCCAAAATCAGGAATTAAAACAAATAAGAAAGGAAAGAAGAAATACAAAGCTAAATTAACCAAAAAATGGAAAAAGATTTTAAACGATATAGAGGATTATTTATGTTAAAATCATTAAGAATAAAAAACTGTATGTGCCATGAGGATACAAATATAAACTTCCATAAAGGTATGACTGTTTTCATAGGAAAATCCGAACACGGTAAATCAGCTATTTTTAATTGTTTATATAAAGTAATGACAAACAGACCTTTAGGTGATGAATGGAGATCATGGGGGGGTGGGGATTCTTTAATTGAATTAAAAGCAGAAAAAGATGTTATTGTTTATAAAAAAGGGAAAAATACTCAAGATAAAGGTATTTATACTTTAAATGATACTGATTTTCAAGCAGTTGGGACTACTGTTCCTGAAGAAATTACAAATGTTTTAAAAATAGACAGAAAAGTAAATATTCAAAAACAATTAGAAAGGGGGGTTCCTATATTTCTAATCTCTGAATCCCCAGGTGACGTTGCTAAGTTTTTCAATAAAGTATCTGGATTGTATAAAATAGATGAAACTATTGATGCTGGTAAAGTAGATTTAAAAAAGACAGAAAAAGGATACAATTTAATTAAAGAACAAATAGAAGAAAAAGAATTAGAATTAAAAAAGTACCAAAATGTTGAATCTTTATTATTGAAAATAACAAAAGCAGAAAAATTAGAAAAAGAAATAACTCAAAAAAAGGATTTAAACCATTTTATAGATGGCAATTTAACAACCATAGATCATCTTAAAGTAAGTATCCAAGAAAAAGAAAATAAGTTAGAAGTTAAAAGTAAGATAAATGAAGCAACAAAAACAGAATTAAAAATATTAAAAATAAGTAAACAGACTTCTGATATAGAAAATCATTTGAAATTAATAAAAACAAAAAGTACCAAAATTAAAAAGTACCAGAAAAAACTAAAAGTTTCCCCTAAAATAAACAAAGCCTTTAGTTTGTTAAAAACAATCAATCAAATCAAATCAAATTTAAGTGTACTCGATAAGCAATTCACACGATTGAATCTAATTATAACAAAAACTGATACCATAGGCACTGCTTTGAGTATAGTAGCACTTAAATTTGATAAATTAATGCCGGGCATTTGCCCTCTATGTGGGGAAAATACATCATATGAACACAATCCATAAAATCATTATTTTTATTTCATTCATATATGCCGTTTTGTTTGTCTTTGCCCCGTTTGTCTTTCTAATAAAAGGCAAAACACATGAAAAACACACAATAAACTGGAATAAGATCATGATAGAACAAAATTATCAACCAGTGGAAATTCTTTATAAAAACATTAAACCTAAACATAAAAAAGAAAAGGACTACTGATGGAAGATTATATTGTAATAAGGGTAACAAAAGAACAAGCTGAAATATTAGTTGATGTTTTACATGAAAGTAGGTGTAATTCTTTAAAGAATATTATCAAAAAGGCAATACAACTCCAAAAATCACCACTAAAAGAAAGATTAATACAAAATGATAAAAAGAAAATCTAAATTCAAAGTAGACCTAATAGTGAGTGCTGATTGGCACCTAATGGAAAAAGAAAGGAACCCACCTTGTCGGTTAGATTCACATTGGGATGCACAATGGGATAAGGTTAAACAAATTACTAAATTAATGGAAGAATATGATTGTGATTGTATTATGGCGGGGGATCTTTTTGAACATTGGAAAACAAGTCCCCAATTACTCAATAAGTGCCTACATGATCTTCCAGGGGGGGAAACTGCTTATTATCAGTTAAGAACAGTCATAGGAAACCATGACATGCCCCAACACAATTTAGATAATATGGATAAATCTGGATTCCAAACACTAAGTGAAGCGAAAAAAATATCTGTTCTAAAAGGTAATCATTGGGGATTTGATAAAGAAGAATCTGAAATAGATACATTATTTACTATGGAACCAGACCAAGAAACTAAAATAGCTGTTGCACATATGATGGTTTGGCAAGGAAAAACCCCTTGGCCGGGGTGTACTGATCCAGAAGCTGATGAAGTATTTGACATATTCCCTGAAGCTGATTTAATCATTACCGGTCACAATCACAAGACATTTACTGCTAAAAGGGGGAAAAGACTTTTAATTAATCCAGGTTCATTACTTCGGCACAAGGCAGACCAAATAGATCACAAACCATGTGTATTTCTTTGGAACGCTGAAACAAATACATGCAAACCACATTATTTAAAGATCAAAAAGAATGTAATTAGTAGGGAACATATTGAGATAAAGAAAAACAAAAAAGCAAGAGAAGAAGCATTTGTTGAGAAGTTAAAAGATGGGTGGGATATTACTTTATCTTTTAGGGATAATTTAGAAAAGTCCTTCCAGAAAAATAAAATATCAGATAAAATTAAACAATTAATCTATAAATGGTACGGGGTGTAATATGTCAACAAATCAAAATAATTCAACAGAAAAACTATTAAGATACAAAAAAGAAATGAATACCTTACAATCAGAACTTGATCAAGAAAAAGGATCATTAACAACTGTTCTTAACTCATTAAAGGAAACATTAGATTTAAAAAAAGGAAACCAAAAAGAAATAGAAAAGAAAGCTCAGTTAACAATTAAAAAACTAAAAAATGAAGTAGATGAATTAATTGATGTGTTTGATGAATTAATGGAAGAAATAGAAGAAGAATTAGGAGAAGAATAATGGGTGAAGCCAATAGTAGGGGCTCTTTTGAAGAAAGAAAAAACAAAGCAATTGCAAGGGAAAAAGACATAGATGAAACTATCAAAAGAATAAAACAACACGATGTAGTTCCACCAGCTTTTATTAAATTTGAAATAGTTGTGTCACCAGATAAAACACAAATTGCTGTTAGAATAACAGATACAAAACATAAGTGTGTATTGGACCAAATGATATTCCCTTATGATATGTATAAAAAAGATAAAGGGCAGAGGTGTGTTAATGTGTTCAGAACAGCACTGAGAGTAAATTATGTAATATAAGGACAATATGGAAATAAAGATCGAGGTACACAAGATACAACAAACAATCATAAACACTGAAGAAGTCTCATTTACATGTACCTTATTTGCTAAAGGGAATAGAAAAGAAATAGATGATTGTTATGATCTATTGATTAATGCGTTTAATTTAAAAACAATAACAAATGAGTTTAATTATGAACAATAGAGAATTAAAAGAATTAAAAGAAGAAATAGTCAAAAGAAGTAACAATAAAGAATATATCCAGAATGATATAACTTCTTTGTTATTAAAAAAGAAACAATTAAGAAAATATAAATTAATGAAGGAACGTGCCTTAGAACTTGTTAAGGATGTTTCTTTAAACACCCAAAAACAATTAGAAGTATATTTAAATGAAATGGTTTCTTCTGCCCTTAATAGTGTGTTTGATCAAGAATATGAATTTGTTATTCAGTTTCAAAAACGTAGGGGAAAAACTGAATGTAATTTATATTTTAAAAAAGAGGAACATTTAGTTGATCCGCTTAGATTTAGTGGATTAGGAGCATCAGATGTTGCTGCCTTTGCTCTTAGATGTGCATGTTGGTCAATGAATAAGGAATATAGAAACGTACTGATACTTGATGAACCACTGAAACATCTTTCTTCAAATTACCATGAACGTGCTGGAAAAATGATGAAAATGCTTTCTAAAGAACTCAATCTACAAATAATAATAGTGTCCCATTCTAAAAAAGTAACAGAATATGCAGATAAGGTATATGAAGTTATTATGAAAAATGGGATTAGCAAAGTAAAGGGAATAAGTGGGGTTAATGAGGTTAATGAAATATAAAGGATTTGTAATAGTTGCATACAATGGTATCAAGTTAGGCTTAATCTGTGTATTTTAAATGAAAAACCTAACTTGATGCCTGTTTTTGTTTCTTATTTACCTTTAGGAATTTTTCCCGGCCCTGTCCACCGGTTTTTAGTTTACTTTAGAACTCCTTCCGTTGTTTTTCATGAATCTGTGCTTTGTCCCACTTTTCGCTGTGACTAAAACTTCCGTTATACTATTTTTTGAATATTCTGGATGAGTAAATACGTATACTTTTTCTATTTGATTATCAATCGGTGTTTCTTTTTTTATATTTACGCTGTTATTTAAGGTTATCATAGCTTTACGTACCGAGGCTGCTTCTTTCGGGTTATCTTGAACTATTAAACCATCTGAATCAAACAGAGGATCAAGTATTTGCATATTGATCCCTAATTTATGCTGTAAAAAGTCTCGATAAAAGTAACTCCTGTACCCACATTTCCACATGTTAGCTGATTCAGTTATGTTTAAATTATAGTGGTATTTATACATTAAAAATATCATTATAAATGTCTTCGTGATCAGCTCGTTTGCTTCGTATTGATACACATATGGCAAGTTTTCTGTAAGAGTCTTTAAATGCCCAATATCCTTACCTGCCCCCATTATCCTATCTAATTGCTGATGGTGGTCCTGGAAAAATAAATAGTCTACATGCTTATTAAAATATTCAATGTAGGTTGGAAGCTCTATTGGGTATTCAGGTATTGCTCGGGTATTTTTCCAAAGTGCATTAAGCATCATAGTAAAGTGTAATAAATCAACTATCACAATGTCATTAGTTTCTTTGAGCTTTGTCAGGCAATTTAAGTATCCCTGGTTCAAAGCCTGTGGTTTTTGCTTTTCTTCAAAGATCATCCAGCCAACCTTTTTATTTTCGCAAAGAGTTTGAGCGTCTTTAAAGCTATCAATAATTTCCATATTATTCTCCTATTGCAATCCAACTCAAGGAGCCCTCAGCAACTTGAGTTGAGCTTGAATTAGTGGTAACATAATTTAAGTCTGCATGGGCATAACCAACAATGGCACATCCGCTGTCTGATGTTACTGTACATTTTATAGTCGCTTTTACAAAACAAGTTCTGATTGCACCTACCCCAAAATTGAGAGTTTTTGAATAAGAACCCGATATAGTTCCGTTGGTTGCTTTATCCACTACTGTATAATCGACGCCATCAATATTTATATAGATAGTAACATAACCAGGAGCGCCGGATAAAGAACCACAAAAAGACTTTTCCGAATTGTAGTCCTCTTTCCTTACGGATATAAAGTAATCACCAAATACTGTTATACTATCTACATCTGCAATCGACGTTCGTGTGGGTGTTGACTTGGTGCTATACTCATTGCTAAACCATACCTGGTCATTATAGGTCACTGATCCTGGTGTATCTGAAAGGAGCAAATTCGCAATTGCATCGAAAGAATACACGCCGTCTGCCGTACCTGTTAGATTTTCCGCAGCACACACAATTCTTTGATTGGACGTGCTGTGATCCTTATTGTAGACCTGTAAGTCAAATGGTGACACAATTACCTGGGGCTCGGACGAAAAATAGCCTGGTATGGGAACTGAATTTCCTGATGGTACCTCCCCTCCTTCAATTCGTTTTAAAGACTTTGCGTGCCTGTGTGTAGCATTTATGTACCTGTAAAAATCAATATCTCCAGCAGTTAATAAACAATAATCAGATACCCCGTCAATATTCCCTATTTGCAACTCTGATCCTGCATGAATCTTTCCACCATCAATTGTGGTAGAATCCTCGGGGTACTCCCAGGCTGAATTGTTAGTGGCAAAAGGTGCCCATGAAAGAATCCGAATACCTGCATTATTGGTAACAAAAGAAGAGTCAATATAAAAAGTCTGTCCTGCCGTTGTAGTATGGTGTTCTGGCTGTTCTACGCCATTGATGTAATACCGAACAGTGCTTATTCCGTCATAAATAATTTCGAATGTATCATCGAGAGTTACTGTAACGGAGGTTGTATTCACGGCTGATTGACCAACAGCCCAACAATCTGAAAGAATAGAAGAAGACAGGTACATACAAAACCCAATTGTATCCCAATCGTGATCACTACTTGGATCGAACAAACTAAAACCCACCATCGTAGTACAGATTGCCTCTCTGCGAAACTCTAACCTGCAAGCACCAGTGATACCTTTTGTCCCCCAAACTGATTCTCCCCAAGAAGCCCCACCTGTCTTCATGATAACATTACCAACGATTGATGTATTGGCTGTTCCCATTAGAAGTGTAAGAGCTGTTTTGGTGTAGTCGGTAACATCTGCACCATCAGTGACACCGTCAAGCTTTTCGCCTGCGGCTGGGTCTAAGTCAGACAGAACCACAGAATCGCTCGGCTCGACAAAAGAGGACTCATAAGACAATAACAACTGCCCGTCATATTTTGAATAAAGCCGTATCTCATATGCTATCGTCCCGGGGACAATATACCCAAGGACACTGACACGGTTTTTACTTGCGGAGTGAAATGTGCCTAAGCTCGTGACTACCAAATCAGATGATACAACTAAGTCTTTCCAGATCCCAGTTATGTCCCAGTTTATCGTGCGCCCCAGTTCCCCCCAAGCAACCGTTACATTTTCTATCGCCATGCTGCTTGTCGGGATAATAGCCGTTGTAATCGTTGGGGTGCCGTATACCCCGTTTTTGTTATAAGGAGTAACTTCAAAATCATACGAACCAGGGGTATACCAAACCATATATTCTGTATTTGTATCCGCACTCACAGATATTGTAATTTCATTTAAAGGATCTGTAACATCTTTTAATAGATACCCAACAGCGCCTACGTCTGCAACGCTGTCCCACGTAAAACCAAAACCATCTGCGGTTTGGCTGATAACGAAATTGCTTACGTAAACCTCTGAAAAGATATCAACAAACTCAACGTCATCCTGGGAAACATATTTACTAATTGACTGATACCCCACCCTGCCCCATGCTGAAATAGAAGCCATTGTGAACTCTAACGCCCAATTTTGATCATTCGGACATATATCCGTTACCTCTATTACAAAACCCCCATCTTGTAACGGTTTTCTATCGGATCGCCACGCCGTGGGTGCATACTCCCCGCCTAAATGTATCCTATAAAAAAGTATAACTTCCTTTATCGACACTTTATTATCATATGGTAGCAGATAATTAATATACAGTTGCTTTTTTATACTTCCGTCATCAAAAAAAGAACCACCCTCTATTTCTCTAAATTCAGGGGGGGCAGGTAAGAGCGTTGTTCCATCAATGGGCGTCGTAACGTTAGGCTCATACGCCGGTATTTCACCCTGGTCTGCAAGGTGGATATCAGGCGCCGCATCAATTAATGTCAATGTAGCAGACAGATCAGGATTGTATTCAATTTCTTTTATTTTTACGTCAATGGACTCTTTGCCGGTTTCACCATAAGTTACAAGGTCACCAACCTTAGCACCGGTGGCGTCTGCTGATAGGATAATTTCATTATAGGTTCCTGCGGTCATATCAATTGGAATAACTATTTGAGTATTGTCATCTTTTCTGACCCGGACAGCATATGTTTTTCCGTCCTCAAATAAAAAATCTTCATCTACGACAATTGTTCGCAAGTCTGTAATTTCCCTGATTCGGCCCGCACCTGACCCAACCAATAGAACATCATGAACCAAGGTAACAAGATCGCCCCTACGGGCCACAAGGTTTTCAAAATCCATACTAACGCTGTATATCTCAGGCCGAAGTTTAGCAGCCGCAAAAAAATACCGCCCATCTTTATACGCTTGATCCGCACTGGTCACGCCAACCGTTACTAATTCTTCAAATTCTGTCGTGTTTGTAATATCGTATCCGTCATTATACACCACCACAATGTCTTGCTGCCAATTATCGGGATTAATGTATTTAACTTTTAATGCATGTGGAGCTTTTATAAATGTCTTACTTGCAGAAAAACCCCAAGAATTACGAGGGGAAATTAATTGGTGGGGCACAGTCTGTTCAGTATCCAAAATGATGGAAAAAAACGAATCAGAAACAGACCACTGCCCACGACCCGTTGTTGACACCATCTGCAAATAATCCAGCATTGTGAGCCCGCCGTCATGTACGTTATTGTAAGCAATACTATCGGCTGTATTTATATCTGCCCATTCTTTTATTTTTTCCACATTAATTTGTGAGTAAGGAACTTTATTTGTAACTTGTGGACCATGTAATATGTCAGTGTAGATCCACGCGGGGTTATCTGTTTCCTGAGTCCAAACACCATCTTCCAAAACAGGATCAATCCAGTCAGTGCCGTCATAAATAGGCAAGCATGATTTGCCCATAATCGTTACATTATTTACCGCCCCCATTAATTGATTTGTGGCCTTAATTTTCATGGCCAAAAATTGAAAGTTGTGATCTGTATCAAAAACAGGAGCTTCTTTTTTAACAGAACGAATAGAAGTAACATAAAAATCTGCAAATACATATTTTTCGTACCCTGTTGTCGTTCTTCTGCTAACAATTTTTATTTCAAAACCCGCCGTGAGTGTTTGAAGCTCAAACGATACGTTTTTTCTTTGTGGATTTATAATATTATCGCTAAATGTTTTTCGAACTACTGTCCCAAATACGTCGGGGGATGCTGCCCTATAAACATAACTTGATATGGGCACAAACCCGCTTAATGATGTATCGAGATACTGCAATTTCTGATTTGCAGTATTGTACCAGATCGATCCATCTTTGAATATTTCATCTGCATCTGCCGCGAAAAGTTGAAGATATGTGTAGGGCGTCCCGTCTACATTCCTTCCACCACCATATGTATCATTTACGGTAGTGAGGAAACTAGCAAAATAAGAAGAAAGATAGCCCATCCACGAAAAATAAGGATTGCTATACCTTGTGTTATATTCACCAATACTCAGATAAGTCTCACCACCATCCGTAAAATCATAAAGCTGTTCAAGATTATTAGATGTCATGAAGAAGGAAAAGTAATCATTCGTCCTGCTATGAGATTCATATGCAGAGTAGGCAGCGGCCATTTGGTTGTACAATTCTGTATCTTCCGGGATTTCAGTCCAACCAGACACTCCTGAATAAATTAAGATATCCACGCCGTTTTTAAAAACGAAATTGCGGCCTACCCAAGTGGGGTAAAGCGCGGGATTTACTATCAGTGTGTAACCAGCTTGTTCATCAGTCTTTTCAAAAAGATTATGAAATTCTTCTTCTATGCTTGTGGCTTCATGTTTAGCAAGTATCTCTATATCAACGGACGCATAGGACGAAGACCCTTCTGCACTTAGTGATCTTAATCCCTGGGGAAATTCAAAATCAATCGAAACGGTTCTGTCTGTAACATCATCCTCTACCGCCCTGATTAGTTCAGTGGATATCCCTTCATGAGCAGGGTTTGCATCCTGCAAAACACTACCCACATAATATTCAGTTGAGCATAATCGTATATTTTGGGGGGCCTCCACGACACCGTTTTTATATATATTTATTTCATCAATATTGCCAACTTCGTATGATACTCCCTCATAGCTCTCTATTCCAACGTCCCCTATTTGGATATCGGAAATATTCATCGGGGCATACCCCAGACAAAACAGGAGGTTGACATATTGATCGTCGCCAATTACCTCGGTATACCCATTAGCCCCAAACGAAGGTGCATACCGGACAAAGCCGTACAGCTTCTGAACCGCTCCATAATGTCGATAGGCATTTTCTCCAGACGTTATTGAAAAACTTTGAGCCGGTTGCTCTATTGCGGTTTGTCCCTGGGCGAGTGTCGCGCTTTGTGGTGGTATTAGTGCATTGACAGCAAGGCCGCCTGCCATTGTGATTGCACCGCTTACCATGGCGCCTGCCATGTCGGAATACAACCCGGCAACTCCAGCCCCCATATACGCTGCAAACACCGCCACCACGACCATGAGGACAACACGTAAGACATTCTTGCCACCATCCCCACCTGCCGGAAAAATAGAGACAACTATCAGATCGTGATCTTTGACTTGATATTTGTCCCACAACCCCCTGGGGATCACTTGGTCGTTTACCATGACTTGCGTACCATCCATGGGGTTCGGCCCAACGATATGTGAGATAGTACTACCGGCTGGTGTCACTGCATTATAAAATACATCCGGCGAAAACAGACGGGGGGCGATGATTATATTTGCATTATCCGACATATTTATAAAATCCTTCAAAAATATTTTCCCAATTTAAGTCCGTATATTGCTCTATACAGGCGTCTTTTCCTTTTTCAACGTGAAGCATTTCAACCGGGTTAAGATATATGGCTATGTGCCGGGGATCACCGACAATGTTAAAAACAATAACGTCCCCAAATTCTGGACAGGATGTGGGCTCCCATTGCTTTTCTGCTTGCTCTCTGATTAGCCTCGAGATAGTAGCTGGTCCTTTGTTTTCTTCCTCTTCAAGCCTGGGTAGTAAAATGCCGTATTCTGCTTCATAAAAAATACAAACAAGCCCCCAGCAATTAGATCCTTCCCACCCACATGCCCCTTTTCCATACGGTATACCAATGTATTTCCGAAGGTTAATCATCCAAACAACCCAGGGAAAGACACCGGATCAAAATGATGTTGTATAGCAGGCTCATTCAGGTAATCGGCGTTAAAACCAAGGCTGCCTGTCACCTCTGTTGCATTGTATTCCGCATTATTGAGCCGAAATAACATAGGTCCTATCTCCCTGGTAATGCCGCCGGACGTATCCACACGAACAATATTTAATTCGACATCTGGTGGCGTTGATATCACTCTGATTGATTCGACAATGCTCCTATGAACATTGTCGACCTTAAGCTGTACTGTTGGCATTTTTCCTTCTGCGTCAGCCGGTAAATTAATCTCAAAAGGCAAGGCTACCCATGTTTTCAGCCCTTCCCCAAAACCCTCATCAAAGTCAAGATCAACCATGTCGTTGACTAATAAAATATCTTCTGTGATGTCGGCATGGCTGATTTTCAACAACGCCAAAACAACATCTGCCGTTTCCTCTGCCAGCATCGATTGGACGCCTTCAATTGATATATTTCTGTCAGTCATTATTCAAAAATCCTCAAAGACATTGATACTTTCCACCGATCAACCCCCATGGGGGCTAAGGAATAAGGCTTTTCAAGCCGGGCATCCTTTGTCGCGCCGGTTCTGGGGTGTACGAAATTAAATTTAAAAACGCCTGCCTGCAACGTAGTCTCATAAAAAGTTTCAAATGCAGCAAGCTCGGCAACCGAAAAACTATATACAAGGGCCATTACAGTTGTCCCGGCACTGAACCTGCGCCTCACCTTGGGGGCGCCTTGATCCATATTTGACCTGACTGCCTGGTCTTGGGGCTCTTCCCCGTATCCCGTATATAGGGGGCTTTTACCTACTAATGCTGTTGGCCAATCTATTAATGCCATTATCTTCTAATCCCCTGTCTTTTTGCACCATAGTTTAATTGCATCACTTTATCTAAACTCCCATCTGACATCGAGCTTTGGACTGTTTTCTTGATAAGGATGTCAATTTGCTGCTGACCGTTTGGGCCTTGGCTTGTTTTCGTTTCGGCTGCTGGTGCATCCCCGGATCGTTGGTCTATAATGTTTACGGTTGTGCCACCACCACCACCACCCCAATTACTTGAAGGGATAACGGCTTCTGGAACGCCACCCTCTCCGAACTCATAAGAGGCCCCTGATGACATACCAACACCGACAACATGTTCGTTGATTACCCCTCCGCCGGCCATGTGAATAGAGTCCCCCATGTTTGGTACTGTTGCTGAACTACCCCCGAACATTCCCACAACAGACGTGGCCACCCCACCCCAGTCTACTCCGTCAACCCAATCACCCAGACCGGACATCGCCTTTTGCATTTGCATTTGAGTAAGCATTTTTCCAAAAGATTCAGCGATACTCTCAAAGGACATTTCTGCCCCCCAAACCATCTCATTTAGATCGTTGGCGTAACTGTTGGCCCACCCGGAAAAAGCATCACTCCAATCGTTTGTGGTTCCTTCTATAATTTTACTTGTTTCTAAGGCATACCATTCGTCCAGTTTGGTTTTGTCTTTTATACTCTTATCATATTCATCATACCGTTGATTGAGTTGGTCAAGCTCGTATGCTGTGGTGGTCATGGTGGATCGTTTATAATCATCATTAAATGTGGCAACTAAGGCAAGTTTATCTTTTTGCATTTCTGCTAAACCATCATTTGTATTTCCAACATCAACCCCATATGTATCTGGCATTGCATTTTGTATTTCAATTCTGTCTTCTGTTGCTTGTCTATCATCATCTACTACCTTTAATTTTGCTAAATCAGCTTCTTTTTGTTTTTGTGCATACCCAGGGGCAGCATCAGTACCATAATCACTTACAATAGTAGGGATGTTTTTTGCAGATGCAATCAAATTTTGAGTTTTTATTGCTATTGCTATTAACTCAGCGGATGTATTTTTAGCACCTTTAATTTCTTGACTATTTATTTCTTTAACTTTTGCTAAGTATGCTTCTTTTAAAGCAAAAATGGTAGATTGATACTCATCATCTATTTTTATATAATTATCTTTTTGTTTTTCAGCTAACTTTAAACGTTCTGTATATTTTTCCTTAGCTAAAGAAAGTTCATATTCTTTAGAAGATAATAGATTCTTATCAATATAGTCTGATATACTTTTTTGATCCTTTTTAAAATCCCTTGAAGTACTCCTTTCTGTTTCCCCCTGTAATCGTCTAATAGCAGTATACATATCAACAGATTGTTTTACTTGTTTATTACGTTCCCCCTGTGCCTTTGCATTAATCGCATCTGCTGCATTGATATCTTCTTGTAATTGTTTAATATTTTTATACATACCAACAGATTTAGACAACCTTTCATTGTGTATACTCTGAATCCCATTACTTTTTTCTTGTAATTTATTAAGGTTTTTATACATATCAATAGCTTTTTGTGATTGTATCCCTTTAGGAAGTAAAGCTATATATTCTTTTAATTTCTGTTTTAATTCACTTACAAGTTCTATAGATTCTTGATATCCTTTTTGATGTGTACTTAAAAAGGCATTTGATGCTTTCTTCAACTCAAATCTGGTTAACTCAATAGCAGCACGTAATTCTTCCTCTGTTTCTATAACACCATCAGTTAAATCATGTAAACGGTTTAACCGATTCATTGCTTTTTCAAAATCTTCCTCACTACCGAAAAAATCACTAAATTTTATCTCACCTTGTCCAAGTGCATCAAGACCTTTCACAAAATTCATAAATTCAGAAGCCAACACACCTATTCCAGCAGCGATTCCTAAAATGGGATTCACAGCCCCAATCATTCCGATTATTATACCACCTTTAAACATTTCTGGAGCTGATTGATACAAACTTACTAAATTATTAAACACACCCCCAATTCCTTGCAAAGCCCCAAAAACGCTTTCCAGTCCCTCCACAACTTTACCAACATCTATATTCTTAATAGTGGTATTAAAGGAATCAGAAATCTTACCCATATATTCCCTTATATCTTTTTCCCTTGCTTCTACATTTGTACTCAATTCTTCTAATGATTTTGTGGCCGACCTTGCCAAATCTGCAAAGAACTCAGTGAATCCTGCATTAGCCAAGGATCTTTTAGTATACTCAACCTCATTACCAAACCTATTAAACGCCCCCCTTGCAAGTTCAGCATTTTTTACCGCTGCCTTTCCAAATCTCTCATGTAACACTTTAGCAAACTTAGGTAAGAAGTCCTCAGAAACAACTTCCCCCATTTCTAACATCTTATTCAATTCGGCAGTAGTCACCCCCATTGCCTGTGCTGCCATTTGAAAAGCACCTGGTAACTGCTCACCTAACTGACGTCTAAGTTCTTCAGTCTGTACCCGTCCTTTTGACATCATTTGTTGTAGGGCATAAAGAGCAGAATGGGTTTGTGTTGCGGAAAGTTGCATTGCAGTAGAAGCTTCCGCAACAGCATAAAACACATCCCTTGCCCCCTTACCTTCAAGTTTTGTGTTTATACTCGCTGCTGCTAATGTTTTATAGGAATCCTCAAGTGCTTTAATATTAAGACCTAAATCGTGTGCAACTGTAGCTGTAAAAGCTAACTCTTCTCTTGCCCCACTGACAGACCCTGTAACAGCAACAAAAGCGTTTGTTACAGATTCTATCCTAACACCAGCTTCAACAATAGCCTGTCCCCATTCAATTATCTTAGTCGCAGAAAAATAAATAGCAACTGCTGATCCTATTCTTTTCATATCTGAAGTTATAGAAGTGGAGGATTTTTTATGTTCTTTGTTTACTTTTTTTGAGGATTCTTCATGTTCTTTGTTTACTTTTTTTAATGCAGTTTTTGTTTTCTTTACATAACTATTTAAATATTTTTCATATGTGTTAAAATATCTCTGATCGATTTGCAACCGTTTAGCCATTGAAATACTTGAAGCTCTTTCTATATCTTTTGCTGAAGATTTTGCATCTTCAGCTATGGTATCATAAGCAGCAGTAGCCTTAGCCTTCATTTTCATAATATCTTGCGTAGAGGCAGAACCTAAATGTTTCCAAGCTAATTTTGTTTTGTTTATTTCTTTTTTTGTAGTACTAGAAAAATCTTTTAAATGCCCCTCTGCGGTTTTTAAACCCTTTTTAAGGCCCCGTATGTCGACACCTATAGTGGCTATTAAACTTCCTACATTTATACTCATTTCTTATTCCTCCACTGTAAACGTTTTGGGAGAGTCTTTCTTTCTTTAGCAAATTCTTCAAGTTTATACTTGTACATTTTACCATTAGTGCCCTTAACCATTATATCATTCAATTCAGTGTGTTTCTCTGCCCATTTTTTGGCCTTTTTGTCACCTACCGCGCCCAACACACCCATTAATTGATTTTTCAATTCCTCAGCAGTATTTTTAGGGGGTTGGCCCCCAAATGTAGGTATAAAGTCTTCTGGTTTCCATGACTTACCATCTTTTCTTTTCATTTGTGCATTGGCAAACGTACTTGCTATCATTGCTATTTGTATTTTTAATTGTTCTTCCGGTAATGGGTTTTCAATATTAAATAAGTCCCACTCCCTTGCTTGCTTTACTGTCATTGTGGATAGTGTCTCATCCACATTGTAATTACCTGTTTTTCTAAATTGTGTTAGCCAGAATTTTCTTCCTGGCCTTCGGAGTTTTTTAATAGGGCCTCTTCATCCTCCTCAGTTATGCCATTTAACCTTCTAGATACTGACAAACACAGATCAATAGCCCTAACTGACTTTTTGCCTAACGCAATCACATCTTCTTTTTCTGTAAATATCTTATACTGTCCTTCAGGGTCAATGCACAAAACACTCACAAGCATGGCAGCTCTCATATTCAAAAGGGACATTGTTTTATTGCCATCCTGATCTTCCAAAAACTGATTTGATTCAAACTCATCTCTTTCAAAAGCTGTCATGGTTTTGATGTAAACAGGAAAGTCTAAACCCCATTCTGGTACTTTTACCATTTCAACAGGGGCAACAACTGCTATGATCTTGTTTCTGGCTTCTTTTGCCCTTGCCACATAATCAATAATATCTACTATTTTTTTAATCTCTTCAACATTAACTACTTCTTTAACTTCTTTAACTTCTTTAGTTTCTTTAATTTCTTTTTTTGTTTTCTTTTGAATCTCAGACATGATTATCTCCTGTTAATTACTTCATTAAATTACCCATGATTAGAGTTTATTAATTACCGATTATAGTGGACCAGAATGTGTACCTGAATTAACTGAAACAGTACCAGAAATTTTAATAGAAACATTACAAGAAATGGGACCCTCTGGAACTTCAAGGGGCAATTCTGTAACGTAACCACTAAACTCTAAGGTTGTATGGTCTACATCTGGAAGAATTAGTTCAAAATCCTGAATTACATCAGATTCAAAAAGAGTTTTCATAGCTGCATAATCTGATCTATTGAACCACATAGTGAAGGTCAATGTTCCTGAGTCTTTCAATCCAACAATAAATTCTCTATAACCCCCTGTACTTGCCAGACTTGTCACATCATGAGTTTCTTTTGACATACTTGGGCCTGAGATGCTGGTCGCTTCCCCAACACTAACCCAAGATGATGTAAGGTAGTACCTCATCAATGCCCCTACCCCTGCGACTGCTTGTGTCATAACTATTCTCCTTTTAAATTATGCAGTTCTATAAATTTGAAAATTAACAGACCATTCAAATCTATTATCTGCGTCCTGCCCCATAAACCCTATTTCTGAACGATTAATTACACTTATGTAATTAGTACCATTCCATATCTCACCGTTCTTGCCTTCAAGATAATATTTAATATCTTTCACTATTTCATATCCTGCCTTATACCCATTGTTCCTGACAACTATTTGAACAGAGGGCCTTTCCATACCATATTTTAATTGATTCATTCCCCCTGAATCCCTGATCACAACAACATTATTAGGCTCAGGTGGCATAATCGCTATAAAAAGATCTGTTCCAGTAACTAAACCCAATCCAGATCCAGAACTTTCTAACATGTCTTTTATATCTTCACTTGGTGGATTTATAATTGTCATTTTATTTTAGCCTCTTTGCTTATAACTTTTACCATTTCGTCTATATTGTTGTCAATGGCCTTTTCAAAGAACTTACCACCTGAACCCTTACGTTGCCAATTAACACCAGTCATTTCGTGTACCTCAGCCGCATACTTAGCACTAAAGCCCAAAGCAACCCCCGGCATATCTGTTTGATTTAATAATGCTTCAGCACCATTTATAAAACTACTATGGTCTGTTGAAAGTTCCCCTGCTTTTTTTCCTTTAAACGTTGGTGATGCCCCCATAGGAACACCGCCATTTGATATTATTAATGTTCTTGATGCTCGTAAATTAGTTAAATCCAATGGGGTTAATGGTTCTTTTGTTTCTACACTACGCAATACAATAAGCCCTGCACGAATTAAACCCTTAAGACTTCTACCTTCAATCTTTTTAACTTCTTTTTGAAGATTAGCTATAACTGTATTTAATCCACTAAGATCAGCCATTATGACACCGGACTCCTTCGAACATCCCCACCAAATAAATAAACCTTTCTTAAAGTGTAATTCCCCTTAAGACTTTTTATCTTTATAAAGGCTTTAACAGAATAAGCTGAATTGACTAATTTTGGATTTGCTTTTTGTTCTGTACTTAAATCAGTTAATCCGCCTAAATACATAAAACCATCAGGGATTATATCTTGATTTACATGAATAACTGCTCTTGATGTTAGAACCTTCCCATCTTTACTTGTAAAAGATTCATTTCTATCTTCCCACCTTACAGGTATTTCAGCAGCAGTAGTAAAAGTTAATTCCCCATAGGCATTTCTGCCTGACAACCCCCAAAGAACCGCTGTATCTCTTAAATATTTTAATATGTTCATGGGTGTTCCTTAACTTTCAAAGGATGTAACTGCTGTAATACTTGCCATTTTCTTGTTAATAGCAGCATCCATCAGTCCAGTTGTGTCAAGCATTTTAACAGTTTGCCCATAAGTAGAGGCACTGAGTCCATGTCCTAATTTAGAATATTGCTCACTGGTATCACCACCAATTTCTTCCCTAATTGTTTGTCTTTCAAAAGACATACTTAAAAAATGAGCAGATAACCATCTTTCTATTTCTTTTAACAAATCACTTGAAAGACCACTATCAGCTAATATGCTTGTAACGAGTAAATTTGCAGATTCTATAAACACATCAATTATATAATCTTCTTGTGTTGTGGTTATAATTTGTTTTACTTCTGTTGCTGTTACTCTTTTAGCCATAATACACCCCTTATTTATTTTGACGTGCTTTCCACAACTTAGGCTCGACGAAATTCATTATTTCTTTACTTTTCCATTCTAAACCCAACCATTCGATTGTTTCCCTCATTTGCCCATAGTCTGAGTTTACCATTCTTTCTGGATACACCATTTTAACATTAGCACCACTTTGAACTATTTCATAGAACTTTTCTTCATGCTTATGCACCCATTGCAACCACCCATCATATTCATTGTCCACTTTTGCTTGTCTTTGTACTCTTGGTAATGCGTAAGCACTCATAAATCCTGTCTGCATACAAGAATTTATGATGTCAGGTGTTTTACGTCTAACAATAATCCATTTACTATCAGGGAAAGCATACTTCCAACAAGGCCACGTTAACGCCATTTTAGCACACTTCCACATCCATGGTGTTTCTTCTTTCCACCCTTGCTTTTTTATTTCTTTAATTACAGCTTCTTTTAGATCGTGTGGTATAATTATATTTTTAGTTTCGGGTAAAGGAAATTGTCCCTTTCTATCTGCCCCAATACTGAATAACAAAGGCTTTATGATGTTTTCTCTTAATGCGTGATTCTCAAACATACCTTTAGCATTGTGCTTGGATGGCCCAACAGTATCCCCCTTCCAGGCACCACATATATTTATTACCCCTGCCACAAGGGATGTTCCAGAACGAGCACAACCAACAATAATTACGGGCCTATCAGTATGATCTTTACGCATGATTACGTATCCTTAGTTTATTTAATTCCATTTGATACAGGTCTTTATTACGTTTTAGCAAAGATCTGTACGCCATTGGTCTTAATTTTTGATGCCATTGGTGGCAAACAACCATATCACCTTTATCAATAAATTCTAATTTAGCCCTTAAAACACTATCTCTAAAGGAGTTATCATCATAACCATAGCCCACTGTATACCTTTCATCAAAACCACCAATTTTAGCATAGTTCTTTTTACTTATACCACAACAAAAATGATATTTGGTATCTTTATGAGTAATGTGGTGATACCACGTCTTCATTTCTCCATTTTGATCTAAAGATTTACAACTACAAACAACATATTTATCCGGATCTTCATCAAATATCTGGTCCATACCCTTCAAAATATCTGTTTCATGTAAACATTCTGGATTAGATACAATAATGAAATCACCTTCACTGACATCAAACCCTTCATTGAAAGCTGTACTGGGACTGAAACTCACTTTCGCTTTTGTTCTTATTAATTTGATAGGGATACAATCTTTATACAAATCAATTAATAAAATTAATCTGAAGTGCATATCATCATTTTGTTTTTGGTCTTCGATTATAACAACTTCATAATCATCCCTATCGCTATACCATTTAATAAACGATTCAAAAGTATTACTTAATTGATCTATCCGGTTATAATAAGGGAACAAAATAGAGTATTTCATTATACAAATACCCCATGATCGTAATGTTCCGTTAAGGTCTCCAAAACATCATTATAAGCTGGATAATAGCATTTTTCACAAATAGACCCATCAAATATATTTTGTTGACAAAAGTAAGTGGGAATTTCTTTAATAGAGCACATCCTCATTTGTTTTGGGAATAATCCTTCTGAATCAGGTAAAGCATATTGAACACCACAACAAGGGTAAACAAACCCATCAGGGGCAATAACAGGCTTTAATAAACTAATTCTACATTCAGAATTACCCCTTACATAATTACTTCTATCTTGGTATAAAACCAAACCATCATCTATTCCCATTTCTTCCAATTGAATTTTAATACTTTCCATACTTACTAAATTATCCAAATCTAATAAATCACTTACTAATCTAACATGGGTTAATTTATTCAGATTGGCAAATTGAACAATCTTGGCTAATTTATCAATATTGAACTTGGCAGTCACCACATAACTAATTGCCCAATCTATATGAACAGTAGGAATTACCTTCTGCAAAACATTAATCAGTTTATCAATATCCCTATCATCACTGGCACTAACCCTACACCAAGTTAAAAGATTTAAATAATATTTATGTTTTTCTAAAAGTAATCCATTTGAAACCATACCGGAAGATATTCTCAAATCTGATAAAATTTTAAGTAATTCTGATAATTCTTCATAACAACAGGGTTCCCCCCCTCCGGTTATTGTAACAGCTTTGGTTCCTAATTTATAAAAATCAATAATAGTTTTTTTCAATTCTTCTATACTTAATTGCTGTGTTTTTTCTCTTTTGGAACAAGAACAAAAGGAACAGTTTAAATTACAAATATTTGTTGGGCATAATTGAACGTGGATAGGATGAATAAAACCAAAATTAGACACACACAATTCCTTTGCTTTCAAAACTTTAGATGGGTATATGTTTGACGATGAGTATGAAGTTGATTTATCCAAAATACCTCCAATATTTATCTAAAGAATTGCTTAATTTATCAGATTCATTTACCAGTGTATGTAACCTTGGTTTACCTGACCAAGTTACAACAGGAGCACCATCTAAACAATCTGGATCGTCTTTCAATTTCTTTTTGCCCACAATATAATTATCTGGCAAGAAGTCTTGGATTCTTTTGACTTTATCAAATCCAATTGTTTTCCCAATAAATCCCTGATCCCCATGTCTCCAATCAAAATGGGAATCATTCATGTGGGTTTCTGGATCAATTTTAAACTGTTCATAAACCTTAGAATACTTATAAAAGGAACCCGTCATTAAACCGGAAGCAAAATTTACCCCATTAGGGGGCCTAAATCGTTGATTAAAGCCCTTTAAGGCTAAAAAGGGTGCTTTGGTACTAAGTAACAATAAATCGTCAATATTCCCTTTTATAATCGTGTCCAAGTCAAAGAATACAGAAGGGGCTTTTGACAGGTCTGGTCTAAACAATTCTATTTTAGACCACCACCCAGGCCAATTATGTTTCAATGGGATTGTTTCACAAAAATCTACTGAAAGATCATCAGTTAAACAAACAAAGTCAAAAGGAACATCAGTATTAAGTTTACAGGCTTTTTTCAACCTATAAACATAATCCTGGTCATAAGAACCACCTGATTTTAAAACACACCTAATTTCTATTTTCTTCATCCATCATCCCCATAACATCAGATAAACTCATTTTAAGAAAAGCATTTATGTTACTTTTTGGATTAACATTTATTATTTCAATACCTAATTTTTTTGCATCAGTCGCCACCCTACCCCAACCAACGGATTGTTTTTTAAAAAGATATTCTGATTTTTCTTTATCAGGAGTACTTTTAGGGCACTTCTTGCCCCTTTTTGTTTGAAAAAAATTAGGTGTTTTGCTTTTATCAGGGTATCCAGTATGCCAATGCACTCTGCCATCATTAAAAGAATACATATCTAATCCTAATATAAAAATACGTGTTGCCCCTAAATGATGGGCCAAGTCAATTGCACTCCCACCTGAATTTTTAGTTATCCAAGAAACTTGACTTCTATTCTTTGTCAGCCCCTTAGACATATTTCTGTGTAGGTACTTTATGCTATCAAAAGAATCACTAGAAAACTTACCAGCACTTGACACCTTTAAACCTGCATATGTATTGAATTGGGACTTATGTTCAGTGTAGGTATCACTATCACCCCAATACGCAACGTCAACCCAATTTCCTAAGAAAGCTGCTATGTTTACACCTATTACCCTGTACTTATGAATACAGGACATATAATCACCATAAGTTTTAAATTCTTCTGGTGATTCTGGAATAAAATCATCTGGAATGTTGAATTGTTCGGAAACGGAACTTCCGCCTCCTATAATCCAACAAGATCCAGACCAAATTTTAGGTGCTAACCATTCCATACTTATTCTGTTGTATCCGTGCCTAAAGGATCACTACCATCTTCATTTACAACTTTCTCATCGTCTTCTGTATCTTCTTCCTCTTCTTCCTCTTCACCAGTAATGAACTGTTTTGCATCTTTAGCTCGCATAGCTTCATCATTAAGTGTCTCACCAGTAACCTTATTGATTACATCATACCAACCGTTACCCCTGGACTTAATACCTAAAGAAATTCCCCCGTTTAATGTGCTATTAGCAGGAGGATTCAAACATTCAAATCCTTCAGCAATCAATGGGCTTAACTCATTGGCATACAAATACTCACCCTTCCTGACAACCTGCCCATCTCTATGATTATGAACCCCACCCCTGATCTTTTTCCACTTCAGCATTCCTTCAAATTTACTCTTTTTTCTTTTAATCATTTTATGTTTCCTTAATTAATGGGTTGATTACCATGTTTTACACCAAACCTATGCAGACTACGCCAATACACAAATCCCACTATTACCATCCTGATCAGCCCTTGTCTGAATCACCTGAATAGCCATGACTTTAAAATGGTGCATCAGACCACCCTGTGTACTCCACTGGAGAACTGTAGGTGCAAATCCATTTACAAGACGTACTGTACTTGAAGTCATTTCTACCATAACAACTGTATCAGCAGCAAGACTATCAGCAACTTTGATGGATTCAATATTAGAAATTTCAAGGATTCTTGTTCTGGTTGTTTTGGAGTAACCTGTTGTGTAATCCTCATCAAGAACAGTCTCATATGCAGTAGGAATATAAATAACATAAGGACCATAATGCTTAGCATCAATCATAGCCTGTTTCATGGCAATTACATCAGCAATAATCAATGCGCCCGTAATACCGGAATCATTCCAATCAATAGACAGGGATACAGTGTTCTTATCAGAATTTGCTACATATCCTTTTATAGAACCACCACCGTAAGTCAAAAGACTACTTGAACCAAAGATCATGGTTTCAAGTTTTTCAGCAACCCTGCGTGTACAGGCCTCAGCCATAGTAGTATCAATGGCATCCCCATAAGTTCTGGATGCTTCCAACACTCTCTGAGAAATAGTAAAATCAGAATGAATGATAGGAATCGGTAAATACTTTGTTGCAAATACCGGCCTATCATTTTTGTGTTGTGTGGTGGCATCCATGTCAATGTTTGCCTCTCCAGGATCATTCATGTCCTGATACTCAAGAACAGTCTTTCCCATTGGATTAGTTAGATTGTAAGTAAGACCTCTGCTTAGAAGATCAGCAGCACCAACCAACCTTTCCCTTGCAATCTTCTGAACAACTCTATCAATCTCAATCCATTCATCACGTAAGAGTACAGCATTGTTCACCATGCTATTGCCTTTAAACTCAACAGCAATCTGAGTACCCTTATTATCAATAACCTTATTGACATATGATTTGCCATTTACCATATAAGGTCTAAGATTGTTGGCACTGAACCTACCAGACAATTTTGAACCTACCTCTGAATCTGAAAAAGAACCACTTTCCGGATCTACATAGGTTACATTTGTTTCTATTTCCATTTAAAACTCCTCCTATTTCATTTATTAAAAAAACACATCTTTTGTATTAACTATATTGCCTATATTGCCTATACAACCATAACCCAAATACGTTTGTCATATCCCAATGTGGCATCAGGTGTTTCCGCACCACTTGAACCAGAAAGATCAAGTGCTTCCATTGCAATAGCAACTATTTGTTTGTCATAAACAGTAATAGGATCGTCTGAATCAGCAGTATCAGCAACATGCAATGTTAAGTTACCATTACCAGCACTTTCAAGTTTAGCACCAATAACAACAGCAGCAGAATCATCATTCAAGATTGCAAGAACCCAATCCCCTCTTTGGGGAATCCAACACACTGCCCTGCCTGATGTTCCAAAAACAACATCAATACCATTACCCTGATTCTCATCTTCAATGGCAAACATAGGAAAAGCTGAACCACCAGCAGTTGAGTGTTTCTGAACCTTATCAGTGCTGATAAGTTCTACCATATGCCCAGGATAAAAAGCAGCAGCAGGAATCTTCTCCAATTCTACTCTTTGTGCCTGTCCCTGTCTTAAAACAATTGTATTTTCAGCCATTTTACTTCCTCCTAATTAATTAATAACCTATCTTATTTAGTAAATTTTACTATTCTTAATCTGTATTGCCTATTTCTTTTCTTCTTCTTCCCAACTGTTAGTTATAGGCAAAGGTTCTATTTTAACACCACCAGAAGTCTCAGGACTTCCACCATTTGGAGCATAGTTTGCCCTTACTATTGGACTCATATTTGACAATTTATCCAACATATCAAGATCAAAGGAATCCAAATCTTCATCACTAAATGAATTGTTTTTATTGGTTTTGATTTTCGCAATTAAAGTTGCTTTGTTCTGTGCAAGTACCTTATTGCCATAATTAATCGAATCTTGCATTTCTTTAGGAAGATCATTCATTGTGATAGGTTTTTCTTCATGAGTAGGGGTTGCATTATCAACAACTTTAACATCTTTTGCAACAACTTTAACATCTTTTGCAACATTAACTGTCAGTGCAAATTGATCTTCTGTCATCCCCAAAAGACTTTCTTTATGTTCATCAGTAAAGTTAGAATTGTTTTTAATCAACTCATCTACCTTATCGGGACAACATTCTTTCATGGTTTTAATTTCCATCTCTTTTTTCTCCTTTTTTGAATTATTATTAATTTCTGTATAAGTGATATTCTCAATAACTTGTACAGGATCGGAAGTCCATTCTACAACATCATTCACAATCCTGTAATTCCTTTTTACAGTTTTGTTTGGTTCATTGGATTCTCTGTAATTAATGGAATAAATAACATAACTCGGATATGCTTTTTTTAAATAGTTATATTTTTCACCCCTGACATCCATAGAATCTATCTTACTACTCAATATATCCAAAATCTGAGTATATTCCAATTCATTAATTGTAAATTCTTCTGTATTTACAAAAAACTTATCCCATTGTTTTTCTTCACCATTCACTAACATCTTTTTCTTTCTAATCATACCCTCACCCCCTTCTTTATTATTAGCCCTAACCCCACAACCATCTTCCCAAGAACAAGCCCCTGTTCCCCCTGGTAATAGTGCTAAATGATCCGGTCTTATGTTGGTTGCAATGGAAGTATAATCTACATTATTAAAGGTCCCAGGTACTTGATTATCTTCACAAAACAGCCCTGTACTAACTTCCAATCTTTCACCATTCATTAGACTATTCCGCAAACCAGGGGTAAGTAAATCAATCATAGTGTTTCTCAGCCAAATTTCAGCCTTTAATTTCCCGTTTTGGTATATGGTGTTGAACAGTGTGCCCATAACTTGATTTTCGTAAATCTCAGGGGAATTAGCACTTACAGGTGTGCCATTAATATCAGGGTGTTGTAATGTCACAGGCACGCCATTCCAAGATTCAACAAATTTAGATAATTCTTCAGCAGTATATAAAGTTGGTCCCCCTGATCCGGCATGAACACCTTCTGTTAAGATAACAACAGGATAAACAATATAACGTTCATCATGTATTGTTTCTTCCCTTCCATGTTCAATATTGTGTTTAATGGTGATTAGTTTGCTTTTACCTTTGTTGGTAATAATCATTTTAATTCTCCTGAGCTTTTAGTTTATCTAATAATATTTTATTATCTGTTATGTCAAGAGGAATTGCAATACAACGGCAACGTGGGTGAAGTGGTATTAGTCCCATTACCTGGTCTATTGTGTATACACCAGAACCAAATCCGTTATCTCTATTTGCTTTCTTTTTACACAAAGGACACACTCTTGAATCTCCTGCTGTTATCCATTCTGCTAAAACTGTAACACCAGCTACCCCCCAATTTTTAAATTCCTGCATCATAGATTGATGGTGGGATCGTACCATTTCTGTTTGTGCTAAAGTTTTTGCCCTTGTTAATCCTATCTTATCAACTCTATTATTTATACGTCTTGCGAGTTCTAAAGGCCCTTCACCAGTTGCCATACCTTCTGCAAGTATTTCTGCAATTTGTTTTGACATCTCATCTGTGATTCCTTTTAACCCTGTGAAATTTCTCGTATATAGTAAACCTACTCTGTCTATATGAAGTGGCATTTGCATTGCAGATACAACATTTACTGTTGCTGGTATTGTATATCCGGCTGCTATCATTTCTTGATGACTCCTACCTATGCCTTTTTCATATGATGTTCTTATGTATGTGTTCATCCATGCTTCTTCAATTGAAGAGCCTAATTGGTTTCCATAATATACTTCCAGTATATTATTGTCAACTTGTTTTTGTAGCCACGCTAAGAATGATACAAGTTTTTCAGGATCTCTTTCAAATACAAATTGTCTACTTGCTAAAGGAGTATTAATTACTGGTTGGTTTAAGGCAAAACAATCATTAGTAAAAACAGAAGTCCATATATCACTTTTTAACTGTCTAAATCTTTTAGACAGCGCAGTCTCATATCTTTTACGCAATGTCAAAGTACGTGTAGGATCACCCCTAAACATTGTATTTATATTAGATAATATCATCTATTTTTTCTTACCATTTTACTCGGTGTAGTGACATTAATTATTTTATTAACAGAATTAACTATATCCACAACCTCTTCTTCACCAGGAACAATATCCTCAAACTCAGTACCATCCAATTCATCAATCTTACCTATTTCCCCTACTATGGATTGAATCTGTTTTATCTGATCTTCATTATACCCAAACTCATCCCTTAACCATATTTCAGGGGGGACTAACATATCTGAACCAGGGGTTTTTAAATACTCTGCAAGTGCTTGTGATCTTGTCTTTGTTACTTCTGATTTTTCCTTTTCACCCATAGCTGACATTTTAGGCCATGTAAGTATATAATCATCTTTATTTGTCTTTAAAACACCAGAATCAATCAATTTATCAATCAAAGGTCTGAGTATTTGTATCTCAGCGAAGATTAACATTCTATTTTTAATCAAAGCGTTCCACATTTTTTCATCTTGTGTACTTGCAAGTTCCCCACGTTCAGAACCAGTTAATATCCTTTTTGGTATCCCTGTAACAATAGATATCATCATTACCTGCACATCTATGTGTTCTTTTGGTGATGATACTTGTGGGGATAATGCTGTTATATCAACACCTTGTGGGGTTAACCATCTCCTTAAGTTGTTTTCAAATTCATCAAACTGATCCTGCATTGCTTTTGCATCAATAGTACCAAATGAAGCATCAGCATCAGCTTTAGCAACATAACCTGGTCTTGCCCCCCTCCAGAACATTTCAGCACTACCACCTAATAGTTTTTGTAAATCTTCAAGTCTATTAAATATAGCCTCAAGTCTTGGTGTTCCAAATACTGGACTTTCTAGTGTATCCTCTACTACATGCAACACCCTACTGTGATGTACTTTTATTGATGCTAATTTTGTAGCAGCACCAGCACCGGGATTGGAAATAGACAATTGGTACATTGTTGGGTGTCCATACCTTGGATTTGTATGGTCTGTTTCATACTCGATTATGCTTATATTGTCTTCACCATAAGGGGATACATATAAAAGATCAGCTTCTTCAGACAATTCACTACCAAAATCCGCACTATCATCAAACCCGAATAACAAAACAGCAAATCTTCCCAATCCTAATAACTTATCTAATCGCATTAATTGGGAATAAAGATTCAATTCTTTAGTCAGTTTCTTCCACTGATTTTTTAAACTTGTTTCATCAGTATCAATAACCTCTCTGTCTTCTTCACTCAAAACAGGGGTGTTCCCCCATAAAGCATCTGCCGGTTTAGATATAATTATTTTGGCTATGTCTGCTCTTTTATATTTTTGATAGTAATCTTGATATGTTAATTCTTTCTTGTATCCCAATGCTTGATATATGTCCCTACTTCCCCCATATGTTTGTCCTAATGATTCAGCATATTTCATTCTAGAAGAAACGACACTCAGTGTTTGTATCATTTTATTCATTTTATTCTCATTTCTTACAATAGCCATATGTCATTTCTCCGTATGATTATACTGTTTTTTCTGTTAAAAATATATCTTGGCTATCACCCTTAAGTTGGCAAATGCCCGTATAAATAGGAAATGCAACAACATCTGCTGGTGTGGCCTCACTTGCATTAATATCATTCAAAACACCAACACTTTCTAATGCTGCTGTGACAAGTTCAGAACAAAACAATTTATTAAGATCTTCTTTTTGATCAGGCAAAAAATCAACTGCTGACCCTATTGCTTGTGGTGTGTCATATTCTTTGTCCTTTTGGGATAAACAAAAATCCACTAAATGTTGTTTATCTATTTTAATGTTCATTTGCAACCACCATACCATGCCACCATATTCAGACAGTCTCTCACTCATACGCCAAACCTGTGTTCCTGTCAATCCTTTCTTCTTTCCATTAGATTCAATGATCTGATTTATAAAAATACCACCTTGAAGAACTGTTTGCATAATAATACCAACATGGGAAACTGGACTGTTTGTTACACCCTTTATTATGCCAGAAATCAATCCTTTTCCACCAAAAGCAATCACATCCCCCGGTTTCATTTCATTTCTGATATCTTTATAGTTTACTTTTATCATCCGCCCCCCTTGCTTTGTGATAACACAACATAGCCAACCCAATAAAAATTGTTTTTGCTTCTTCTTTCATACCAAGTTGATAAAGCCCGGCAGCAGCAGCAAAAGCAAGAAACATATAGATAAGTCTGGAACCATGGCCGTACCAAAAATCACTCCACCATTTTTTCATTCGATAAAACCCTCCACCATTTTAATTAAATCATTTGCCCTGGCAGGTACTTGATGAAACCACTTGCTATCTTTCATCTGTTTTACCGCCTCTTCTAAATCCAATTTTTTATAAGCCGTAATCATTTTTTTGAAATTTCTGAACCCCGTGTGACCTAATTGAAAACGCATATCAATCAGAACATGCTGAATGTCATCCGGAAAATCTTCAAATTGACCAAGAAAAACCCTTTGGCTTAGATCAACAATGCATTCATCCATATCGTTATGAAGCAGGTATTCTGCTTCTTCTTTCGTTATTCCCTTATCCTGGATGTTGC